TTGCTGGGTTACCCCCTATCCTGCCAGAGTATATCCACTCCCCTCCGTCCCCCCTGTCCCATCTTAGCCAAATATCATATTCAAGAGCATGTCTAATAAAGTTATTGTTAATAAATATCTTTACTGGATCCCAAACCAAACCGACGTGATTCGCAGCTTTAGAAATTGAAGTTTGTCCAGGTTCAAATGTGTATTCTGGCTGAAGCAAAAATATCTGAGACCAATGCGATGTCCTGTTCCTATCTTCTGATATAACACGATATCTCACAAAGTAGCCTTCTGCAGGGACACTGATTTCTGGTAGACTTGCAAGCGGTATTGTGGCCTTCTTTAGGTTCGCATCTGCCACTACTGAATTCCAATCGCAAATCTAAACTCTATAAAGTTTGTACTGTTAGCTACCTTTACGATAGTTGCTGCATCTGTATTTCTTATTACGGTGTACCCAGTTAGACCATATAGAGGGTTCTGTGAGGTAACGTTTTCTACTCTAAGAGCATCCAGAGCAATGTAGTAATCCTCAGATGGGTCACCTAAATCATCTAGAATTGAGGCATAGACCTTTGCAATAGAAACCTCTCCCCAGGAGAACCCAGAACTCTTAGCCAACTCCTGTAGCTGCTTTGTAATTACAAAATATCTGTTGTTCGAAAAATCATAAATTGGATCGCCAACTGTGTTAGTAATGTCTACCTCAAATCTAGCGAACTCTCCTACACCAAATTGATCAGCGGAGGCGAACTCTACAAGTACAAGAACTCTCGATGGATCTACTACTGGAGCATTACCATTTTTATTTACAACAGAAAAGGCTAGCTTCATCTCATCTGTAGGAGAGTTCCTATTTAAATCTAGGCTAATTCCATTAAGGTGTATGTGATTTCCAGAATCAACTATTAGGTTGCCGTTTACATCAGAAGATATGGCTGACTCATCGCCTCTAATCATTACCATGTTGTTTAGGAATCTGCATCTTTCATATCTTTCAACTCTACCCTGCTCAGTAAAAATCTTGTTGTCTGCGTTTGTTTGAAACACAGTAGGAGCTACACCAATTACATTATCTTCTGCTGGATCGTCTAGTGGCTCGTATATTGTGGGAATCTCCTCAGCATTAACCTGATTATGATACTCCCAGTTTTCTCCTTCTACAAAAGAGTATATAGTCCTGCTATCTGAGTTTGCTGCAGATGGATTAGAGCCTGCGGAAAATACTCCTATTTCAGATATTTCGTAACGTTCTTCTGTCGGCATCTCAGCTGTAAATACAATCTTATCCAGTCCGTCTTCATTTACGTAACCCCTAGATACAATCGGAATCCTAAACATCTCAAAGTCTAGAGACTTTTTGCTTGAGTAGTCGCCCAGCAATCCGTTTGATTCTAGGGGCCTTGCTCCACAGCCTATTGCTATATAAGAGGCGTAGCCTGGGGCCTGACCAATTAGATATTTAGCAAGAATGTTTTTGCCAGTGTTAGTTATCACGAAACTCCTTCTATATATATTGTATCATCTAACGTATTGATAGAACTGGCAACTTGAATTTCAATCTGATAGTCTGGCCTTAAGTTGATTGCCTCTACAACTATGTCTCCCGTAGTTTGATCTATGTATACGTAGTTTCCGTTTGGTCCAGAGCCAACAGATGGAACGTGGTCAGCATACTTAATTGGGAATCCATTAAATATTGAATCTGATGTATCTTGAAGTGCTAGTATGTTCTGTGGATTGTATCTTAAGAAAACTTGAGCTAAATTTTTAATAGGACTATAGATCACGTCTTGTCCATTTACGAGGTCAGTCCTAGCAATATTAATTATTTCTTGACCGCCTATATTCTCAAAAACTAAATCAGTCATTACCTCGATTGGCACTAGGTCTGGATCAAAGATTATGATGTCTGGATCGGCTATCCTTATTCCATTATTGCTAGTTGAAGCAACTGATTCTGGGGAATTTGGTGTTGCGCTAACCACTATGCCACCTCGCTTAGGTATAGATTCATTTCTGGTCCATTCGCATCTCTGCTATATTCAATATTATAAACTACAAATCTTTTTTTAGAGTCTGCTACTTGATCAAATCCGTCATCGAAATAGTCTATGGATAGGATGTCTCCAAGCTGAATCATTGGGTTTGCAAACATTTTTATTCCTATAGACTTTCTTGGTTTAAGGACTTTAGATATCATCCATCCCATTAGTGACCTAGCGTCATCTTCTGACTGAATGTATGCTGCATTTAGAGAAAACTCTTTTATTCCGTTAGTTATTCTGCTAAGCTTGATATCCTTGAACTCTTCTTTTACAATTAGCGGAGACTGTATTAAAGCATCTCCATTAAACTGAGGGTTGGAAAAGTCTCCAACTCTAGCGTAGTAGTCGTCAACGGTAAGCTCATTCTGTGATTGCTGAGTAAAAGTTACCCCCTGTATGCGTAGATAATTTCCTGTTGTCTCATCTAAGCTAAGGGCTGTATCTGTGGCATTAAATATTAAGAACTCGGCTCCGTATGCCCCAGCCTGGAAGCCAGATACGGTGTACCCCTTTATCCTATTAAATGTTGGAGATAGCTGAGCGTATAGAGCAGGGTAGGCCTTGTCATATCTAACATTAAAGTATGCCGCTTCTCGCATAATAGTTCCAAACTCATCAAAATAAAGGCTGTACTTCGGGGGCTCTGCTGAACTAATTCCACTCATGTAGCTAGCCTGTACGACACCGCTCATTGCGTATCGCCTGAATGAATCAGCAACGTCAAGCTCAGAGTCCTTGAAAACTTCAGAAATTGGGGTGTCTAGTGCAAAGCTGGTGTTTTGACTATAGTTGTTTGTGATTGCATAAATGTTTTCAAACATGCCCCTAGATGCGCCTCTTACAAAAATACCCATGTTGTTATAAATCGGCAGTGGACTTGTGTCGTCAACAGTTGCGACTATCTTGTTATTGATATAAAGAAAGAACCTTCTGGATGAGCCGATATCTTGATACTCTACTGCAAGGTCATATACTGTAGGATTCTCTTCTGCAGACATTCTATATTGCCCAGTAAATTTGCCGTCGTCAACAATGATGTTTGCAAGCCCACTATAAAGTTTTACTGGAACAGCTTTTGACTGTCCGTCAGACATTATCTTATAAAAGATAACGTTTGCGATTCCCTCTAGATTATCATAGGCAGAAAGATTACTTGCTGAAAGTGCTGCGATCTCAAAGTAATATCCGACATTTGTTTCTGGGTTCACCATTACAGCTAGTCCTCCAGAAGCCCCTCCGATATTTATACTTTGGCTAGGATCATTTGTTTCAGCAGTGTAGTATGTTGTGCTACCAATTCCTGTTTGACCTCTTACTTCGCTATTTTCTATCCTTCCAATAAGTCTCATTCTTGTTCCGAAGTGCTTGTACTTATTGTCTAGCTCTTTATTTACATAAGAGATAAAGCTTATTGGAGATTCTGTAGTAGAGAATGACGGGCCATTCATTACTAATGCTGATGACTGGATTGTTCCTGTCTGAGTAGACTTAAGGCTGCCGATCTCTGCTTCGTTGGTAAAGCTATTGCTTAGGAAATTTTTAATAATTCCATTTCTGGTTGTCTTGGTAGCTAGGCTATTTGATACACCAGCTGCATTAAGGCCTAGAGAGCTAATCTCTGGGATGTCTTTGCCGAATAAGAATTGAGACTCCATAGTGCATCCTCTAACGTTCTTATTGTCTGACCAATAAGAGTCTACCCCAGCATAATGCTTTACGATGCTTGTCCCAAATTGTCCACGTCCATGCTTTGCTACTGGTCCATTAGCAAGCCTGGTAGTTCCTTCAACTGTCTCAAAGTTTGGTTCGGAATAAATTCTAACAAGGCCTGTCGGATAAATCTTTCCATTAAATGATAGCTTTGAAAAATATCTTTGATACTCTTGATTGCTAGTAATCCAGACATTGTTATCATTTTGCTGATCATTGCCATTGGCTGAAGCTACAGATGGTATATTAAATTGAACTGCGTCATATCGAATTACTTCGCCGTTTGCATAGAAGTATCCATTGTATCTTGTTATCCAGTAGATACCCTCACCTAGGTCCATGTTATTGTTGACTACCTGGTTATTCTGAACTGAAGGCAATTGATCAGACAGGTCTGAGTTTAGTGGAATTGCCCCTAGCACATAAGCAGACTGATCCTGAACTTCCTGGTTTATGGACTTTATTATTTGTGTTGGAGCTACTTCCCAAAGAAGAGCAGGCTTGTATGTCCAGGTTCTATGCCTATCGATCAAGCTGGCCTGCCTTATGCTTCCCACGCTTCTTTGAATATATCTACTAGTATAATTAATGCTACCGCTATTATATACGTCACTATCCTGAGAAGTTATCTCTATAATATTTGCCAAGACTGGATTTGTTGTTTCATTTTCTATGACGCCACTATCCACAAAGTCTGTAGCACCATAGAGTGTCATATCAGTTCCTCTATCGGACTCAGACGGCATGATGTAGTTCTTGCTCATCATTACAAAGTTGTTGAACTCGTCAAAGAACATGGCAGTCTGAGTTGATATTGCTAAGTCATTTAGAACCTGTGCAATGCTTGTATCTGGTGGCACAAAGAAGTAGGGAATAATCTCCTCGTCTTCTCCTGGCACTCTCTTAAATGAATAATTTGAGAAACCGATTGAGTCTAGCAGAGTTGATATGGCATAGGATAAAGAAGCGTTTTGAATTAGTACTTGGGGGGCAGTAATAGATTCAAAGTAAAAGTATAGGTCCCTTAGTGGTATCGAAACTTGTCTAGTCTGAGCATCGGCTTCCCCAAATGTTTCTGCGTACATTGTCTTTATTGGTACATAGTAATCATAGCCATTGACATTAGAAATAATTTCATAGAACTTTACCTGCAAATTTTTATCGGTAAAGTCTTTAATTATACTGTTTGGGTTGTTTGTGTTAAAGCTCTGATCGTAATCAAATAGCGAAAGTGACCCCGTTGACACAAGCAACTGTCCTACTGGCATTCCACTCAAGCCTAGGTCAGATGCTACCTTCGTTAGAGAAAAATCTAGCGTTTTGTCTGCAATGTCTGCTGTTAATCGTGGAGACATTTCTATTAAATCAAGTGTGGCGTCTTGCTTATTCATTGTCTGAACTACTAGCCGCAGGCCACGAATGTTGTCAAACTCTCTAAACTTTATTGAACTGTTACTTGTATCAGTAAAGGATCTTGGTTCTACCATTTCTGTAACAAAGCTAGTCTCTGGGGATATGTCTTGCTCTCCTAGGTACCATCCATAATCTGGCACAAACTGCTTGTAGACTCCACCTATCCAAATATGGTATGTCCCCCTGTCCAGATCATTCTGTCTTACAAGATATGAATATCCATTTAACGACTCTTCTGGTAACAAGTCTGAACTAGAGAACTCTTCTGCAAATATTATCACACCCCTATATTCTTCTGGGATGATCAAGCCGTAGTGTAGCTCTAGGTATCCATCTGGTCCAATAACGGAATCTCCATTTATCCTAGTAGATGCCTCGTTAAATGATATTGCATCCACCCAGTTGTCTTCTTGTAGAGTTTGTATCTTCCAGTTTAGCGGAGTTGTTTTGTTTTCATCTCCATGAAGTGGGTCAGCTATTGTTCCAGATGCCGTTACGAATGGGCCGAGGTCTGTTGTCCCTACGTGCGTTTGCATTTTTACGACAACTCTGTTTGCTGCAAAAGATTTAGAATATATAACATAAGGAGAAGCGTCATCGATGTAGTATTGAGTACCTTGTACCTGAGTGGCAATACCTCTCTCGATCCCATCTTCAGTGCGGTATGAAGACCAATACTTAAATTGATCATCCTTGTGTGCCATATAGTATCTTGGCCTAGTAGCCATATCAATATTCGTGTGGTGAGAATACCCTCCAGAAAAATATCTTAACTTATTAATTCCTGAACGAGGCCTAAATCTTTGAAAGCAATCTTCCAAAGAATACAACATTCTTTCTTTTTCTTTCTTAGATACAAATGTTATTGGTGTCTGGCCATCGTTCTCAAGGCCGCCGTCAATTAAAATATCTGCATTTGTAGCGTTAGTGTAAAAGTTACCAGAGTCGTTTATGTCAAACGTGTTTGGCATTGTGGAGTATTGAGAGCCAGCGGGATCTAGTGGACGATACCTGTAGTTTCCAATCTGCTCAATGTTTTCAGCTATATTGAGATTCCACTCCGCAATGACTGCGGAGTTAAGCCTAACAGTAGGAGAGGTTGAGAGGTGATCTTGCAATTCTTGATTTTGAAACATTATACCTCTTCTAGAGTCACAGAAATATTCCAAAAGTCATAGTTGTTAGCGCCACGTTTTTGAACGCTATAATTAAAGTCAGCTATGTACATCTGCATTATTTGACTGTACCTTCCCAGCTTTGCAAAATCTTCAGCATCTTTTCCAAAATTGCTATACTTATCGTAAGATAGAAAAACCCAAAAAGGGCCCTTATGCTTTTCATACCAGTCTAAAATTTCTACACCGCCTGCTCCACCGTCAGATGTATACTCTTGATTAGCGATGTTCTTATATAAAGACTCTCCAGTGGTGGGGTCAAACTCGGGATCTGTAAAATAAGATCTTGATGGTAGCAAATCCCAGCTTGTTGATACTGTCATTTTATCTGCAATATGGTAGGATCGCATCCTACCATTTATCATTCTTTCCCTACGCTCTATTCTTGTTGGAGAAAAGTCTATGGCTGACCTGTTGTCGTCAGACAAAATAATAAATTGATCTACTAGAGATGCGTCTGAGTCCTGTGGCGAAACAGACCCAATTTCGTATCCCTGTGGAACGTAAAGCCCACCTTCAAGCGTTCCTGGGTTGTCCGACCAGAGCATTGCCTGGGGACGGGCATATCTTTTTCTGCCTTGCATATAATTTGCTGTAGCCACTAGAACCTATTACCTCTAACCTTTTGTGAGTCAATGCTCCTTATTTGAGTTATTACTGATTTAGCAATCTCGTTTGGGTTTGCATCGGACTTAACGTTTACGTTTACACTATAATTATACACTGACTCGCCAGAGTATGTGCCATTATTTATAGATTTAAGACCATCTACCCCAAAATTATTTACAGAGTGACGCTTTACGACAAACTCTCCAGGCGTTAGCATTGCTGGAACAGTATCGGTTCCCATAGACTTAAACATTCCACCAGTTGCATATCCCTTTACTTTTCCACCCATAGCATATCCAGAGACCATCCCGCCCATGCCATATCCTGGAACCATTCCTCCTCTGGCAAACCTTAGACCAGATGTTTGCATCAAGTTAATGTTTTCTTTTGTAAGAGCAGCCTTTTGAGAAGCGCTTGTAGCATTGGCGAATGCCTCTCTATTAGCAAGAACCTTGGACTGAACTTGCTCAGCAAAATCTAGCGTACTGGATGCTTTTATTGTTATGTTTCCAACTGTTAGTCCACCATCTCTAACGGCAGCGATAGCAGCTGCCTTTGCCGTATCACGATCTATAACAGCTGCTCTGGTGTTTCCAGCTGCCTGAGCTTCTTTAGCAACGGTATACGATGAGTTGACTCTTGGCTTGATTTGCTCAGGCTCTTCATCTAGGCCTAGAGGTGCGATTGCCTCTGAGCCCGCAGACTTTCCTTCATAGGCAGCTATTAGTCCTGGAACAGCATCGAGAGCTGCCTGAATGGCACTTAAGAAGTCGTCTGAGCTTATCTTTGCAAGGTCTACCTGATTCTTGATTCCCTCCCATGCTGCGCGAGTCCTTTCGAGAACTTCTAACTCTTCAATTCTTTTTTGTTTTGCTAGCTCGGCTAGGTCGAGTGCCCTTTGAGCTATCTCTAGCTTAGTCTCTTCGATTTCAAAGACTTCTTGTTGAAGTGTTTTTATCTGCTCTTCTATTTGTATCCTAGTTAAAGATACTCCATTTACGCTAGTCTTAAGAGCAGCTAGTTCTTTTTCTTTATTAAGCTCTAGAAGGTCTTTTTCTTTTTTCGCTCGCTCCTTAGCTTCGTCAGCTCGGGCTTGTTGTGCCAAGGAAGCTGCTGCAGAAATGTCTCCCTTACTTAGAGCATCGGCTATACCTATCTGAGACTTTTGCTGCCTAGCTATACTCTCGTTTATTTCTTCAATACGATCTAGGGCTTCCGCTCTTTTTTCATATTTTTTGTTTATATCGTCTTCTTGTATTTCTAGCCTTGTGAGTCCTGCCTCATAGTCATCCAAGTTATAATTAATTGTGGCAATGTCTGCCTTGGCTTTGCTAATAACCTCAAATACTTCTTTATTATCTATATCAAACTTTAGCTGAATCTTTTGCTCTTGAACAGTAAAAGATTCCATGGCATTTGAGAACCCTTTGTCAAATACCCCTTGCAAGAAATCTACACTAGATGTTATCTGAGATAGTCTAGTCTTAAATGCGTCAGCCCCCGCCTGACCAAGCTTTACCATACCACTTAGGGTTGCATCATTAAGAATAGCTTCTTGCTGTAGTTTGCTATAGTTTAACTTAACCTGACGCTTTGTAGCCATGTCAGAAACAAAGTCATTGATGTCTTGATTTATTTGATCTAGAGTTTTTGATACTTCATCCTTAACTCTTAAGTCAGCTATTATGTTCTTTAGTTTTTGTAGTTCGCTTGCATCTATTGCTCCAGTAGCGATGCCGAGAGCCAAGGTTTCATTTGTAGCAATTGATAGTGCGTCAGCGTATTCTAAGCCTAGCTCAGCAAGAATCTCAAGGGTCTTTGCCTTATTCGCTAGGGCATCTAGAGTAGATACAATGTTTAATTGGAATTCTCCAATCTCAACATCCATAAATGCTTTTTGCATAGCCCTGCCAGTCTCTGTAAGTACTGGTCCTGCTTTTTTAAACTCTACGAAAAGACTTCTAGCATCTTCATCTAATCCCGAAAGATAACCCGCAAACTCTTTTCCAAACTTTGCACCTAAGCTAAGCTGTTCCATTCCTCTAAATACTGTTATCTTCTTGCCGTCACCAAGCACTCTCAGAAGCTCCTCGACACTACCAGTAGCGTCTACGGTATAGTTTCTAAGCTCTTTTAGCTGACTAAGGATGTCTTTAAATGGGTCGGTGACAGCCCCAGAAGTGCTTTCTGGAATTATAGGATCGTCTTCCTCTGTAACTATGGGTACGCTTCCTAGCATTCCAGTAAACCAAGCTACTGCCTGGTCCAGAAGCGACGACCTTTGTTTTCTTGCTGCGGTGTCAGCGCTTCCTATTGGACCAGTGAATTGCTGAGATTGTTGTGCCAGCTGGCCCTCAGCTGTAGAGAGGTAGAAACCTAGGATTGCTGCTGGGTCAGCTTTACCAATTGCAAAGTCAACAAGAACTTCATAATTCACAGTATTTTTTCCGCCAGAGAGGATGTCCCAGTTATCCAGAATCCCCTGCAAAGTTGTCTTAGTTTCTGGATCCATTCCTGGATAATCTGCCATATACTTCGTTATAACATCAAAGCTGACAGTATCTGGCATCTTGTCTGTTTCTTCTATAAACTTGCTAACTTCTCCGATTATTGTTTCAGAACCAGCAGAATTGATGTCTATAGTAATTCCATACTCAGTTGCCATACTAGCAATTTGAGAAAGAGCCTCTACATCATCTTCAAACTCACCACCGTCAGTTCTAATGTAATCTAGAATAACTGAATATCTGGCTGCACCTACTCCAGCCTTGGATAGAAGTTGCATCACCTGGTTAGTCTCTGCAGTACCCTCGGCATCAATCATTAGCTTTATGCTAGTCTCAATCTCTCCGCCAGATTCTTCATTTGCATTTATTAAGTTTGTAACAGTTACTGGATCAAATTCTCCAGATGCAAGTCCAATTTGTAATGCAATCTTGAAGTCGCCGTCATCCATGGAGCCAAGGCTTTCTTTGGCCAGGTTGGCAGCTGCCTTGAGTGCTCCAGATGCATCCTTAAATTGCTCATCGATACTTGCCTCAATAGAAGCATTAAATTTTGGTCCTAAAGCTTTTGCTTGAGCTACAAGCGTTGCATATATTTCTGAATTACTGGCCTTTATTTTGTCTAAAGATGTTTCTTTTTCTAGCTGCTTGGCTGCGATTTGATTTTCAAGATCAAGTATTTCTTCATCAGTTTTAGCAGCATCTTTCTTTGCCTCTAGCTCACTAATCTGTAGGTTATATCTTTGACTAACAGAATCTAGCAGTCCCTGATTTTGCGCTATTTGTTCTGCCCCTAGCTGTACAGCAATACCTGCTGCAGCTATATTTTCTACGCTATCTGCAACACCCTCATTAATTCCAGAGGCAACCATGGTGCCGATGCCAGCTGCTAGGAGCAACCCAGATAGGGGTGCCAATACTGGAGCCAGGGGTAGTGCGATGACTGAAGCGGCCCCAACTGCAACACCTAGGGCAGTCATGATTCCTCCGCCAATGAGGTTTCCAATAGTTCCGCCACGTAAAGCGGCGTTATCTTCAATCTTTTGCAATGAATTCTCATATGCCATAGTCTGGTCTTGCATTGACTCTTCTTGAATTGCCAAGGCGATTCGGAGTGGTTCAGTCGTTAGATCTTCTCCACTAG